TCGGTCTCGGTCTCGGTCTCGGTCTCGGCATTAACTTCGGCTTCAGTTTCAGTCTCGGTCTCAGTTTCAACTTCGGCCTTTTCAATTTTCTCAGCCTCGGTCGTTTCAGTTTCAACTTTCTCAGACTCGGTCTCGGCCCTTTCAAGTTTTTCATTCGTTTCTTTCAGGATCCAAAGCCGAACTTCCTTTTTAGAGGCCCGGCAGTTTTTCAAGGGTTTCTTGCCATTTTCGATTCTTAATACATTCAGGTATTCGACCATTTCTTTTTGAGTTTTGAGTGAGGTCATCGTGTTCTCCTTATTTATGTTTATGTTAATCATGGTTACAAAATACTACAGTTTTTAGCTCCTGTCAATAGAAAACTTTAGTTTTTTCTTAAAATTTTTTTCCTGCAACTGCTGCAGGTTCGGCAAAGCTCCTTGGCATTATGCCAAAGGTCGACTTTAACATTGATTTGATATGCTAAATAGGGCCATAGGGTAACGTGTCCGATTTCCCCTATATGCACTATATGCCTCCGTTCCATCTCTCTTTTAAGGGCATCGTGTCTCTCCTCAATCGACTGTGGCTCTAATCGTATAATCGGAAAATTATATCGGGTTAGGTCAAATTTTTTTGATTCGAGTAACCAGAGGAGCCTGTGAATATCATTATGCTCCTTTATTATATGGTAACCACACATATATTTTACATCAATCATCCACATCCGCATCCTTATAGCCTCCACGAGTATGGGCCTTTTATTGTCATGCCCAGGACCTGAATTTAATTAAGGCGTTTTATCGAACTTTGTTTTGACACACCTTTATGGATGGACGTCGATTTCCCAGCCTGGAAGCCAGCATCCGAATATGATGATCCCCGACTCCGGGAATATTGGAGCCGATTATTTTTTTTAAATTCCCTTAACGCCTGAACGTTCAAGGGCACGATTGTTAACCCACGTTCCTGGATGTGGGTATTTTTCATTTCCGTAAGCTCTTTGAGCTTTTCACGTATGCCAAGGGCGAATCCTGCCCTCCAAAGCCGCCGTTCCTTTCCACGTTGAGATGTGGTCAATTTAGGTAATGATTTCAAATATTCCTTCCATTTTATATCTCTTTGCCGGTATATAATATCACTCATATATAGGGCTTGTTCGATGTCAACAGTACGTCCTACATAGAGATACGCACTACCGGAGTGGAGTTTTCTCATGATAAGTGCCACACCGTTGAAATTAGCAATGCTTGAACGGAGGGTGGTATCATATTTTTGGGGATTTTTTGATTTGATTCCCACTTCCTGCTCGGTAAAGAGCGGTTTTTCTTCAGCCTCGGCAATTTTTATGTCAAATTGTGCCATCAGCTTTGCAGCTTTGGCCTTGGCAGCCTTTGCTTCATGGGTCTCAGAATTGTTTTTAGACAGGGCCAACAGTTTCAAAATTTTGTCAAGAACGTTTTTTCGAGTCATCATTTTAGAACATCCTCCTTATTAGGATTAAGTTAATCATGGGGGTAAATTAACATGACTTTTAGCTCCTGTCAACAGAAAAACTAAGAAAAAAGTTATAAGCAATTATCATACCAAGTATAATAGATTGACACTAATTTTTTTAAATGATATATTTAAAATTGTTTCACGCCAGATTTAATATCATTATATATGGAGATATCATATGGAACAAGTATATATCGGGGAGCATAAGCATACGGCTGTTTTAAAGCCATTTGAAATTAACTCCTTATCGGATTTTTATGAAAAATTCGTCAAGGACCCATTAAAAGGAAGCAAAGGAGGATTTTATTTTACTACCGCATCTGAGGTAGAGTTAACACCTGCATCAAAAGAAAATACAAAGGACGGCAGGGACAAGGATCATTACCGAAGGAACCTAAAAACCCACGTGTCAAGTTGGTGTGTGTGCATCGACGGCGACCAATCAGTTGATAACCCTGATTCCTGCATCGATCCGATTTTAATTCACCAATCATTAAAAGCTCAAAATATTAATCATATTATTTATACAACTTCCTCGTATAACCCACCACAAGTTTTCAAATGGCGATTGATCGTTCCTTGTGAATTAAAAAAGGGATCATTTTTGAAGCAGCGGCATGTAGCCACCGTTTCAAAATTATATGACCTGATTAATTGTAAGGACTTGAAGCAATCGAATGAATCATTTACACTTCCACAAATGTGGTTCCTGCCCGCCGTGCCAGACCCAGGTGTTTCTGAATACCAAAGTTTTTATCATTTTTCAGGTGAAGATTTAACACCTATGGGGCCTGGGTCTAAACAAAATTTACCTACTGGTACTACTAGCTATTGTCCTGAATCAGAAATAGTAAATAATATCGTTCATGGCATTTCTCCTTTGCACGCCTCAATTAATAAATATATTTATGGCAATATTCAGGATGGGCGCAAGCCTGAAGCGATAAAAGCCACCTTGCATGGTTTGACGTCTGGCTGGAACATGAATGATGATAAATTAAAAAAATATAAGGAGGATTTGAATCGTTTAGTCGATGCTGCGGCTAGTAAATTTAAGCATCCAGAAAATGACGACCACTGGCAAGTCGAGGAGGAAAAACGAACGGACAAAAGGGTATATACAAGGTATCCTGATCAAGGTGGATTATTTGAGGAACTTGTAAAATGTTGTATGGACTGGATGATATTTCCCAATCGACAAATAGCTGTTACTGCTGCCAGAACGGTAATTTCCACGTTGGGTGCTCGTAGTTATACACTTCCCACGGGTAAGGGAATCGCATTAACGGCATTAATTACTGGACGTTCGACGATTGGAAAAAGTAATATAAAGAAGTTTTTCATATGGGTACTTGATAATTTTGTTTTAGGAAGCAGGAGTCAGGAGTTTCTGGGTGCCCAATATTACACGTCCGTAAAAAATATGGTTGAAGACCTCACTGAAAAATATTCACTTTTATCAGTTCGAACCGAATCAGGCCAGTCAGATAAATCAAAAGCAGGAGACATGAGCCGAGTAATGGCATATGAATTGGAATTTTCCACGGAGTCAGGTGAATCGGGCTATATCTCCTCCGGAGCCCAGAACGATAAAATTCCCGCTTTATATTCACCTGGCGTAACAACTATCAGGGAGTCGGTTGCTGAAATTCAGTCCGATGCTGACGTAATGAACCAAACAACAGTTGCTGGTGTCGCAGGTCGAAGGAGCCACGTCATCATCGATCCGATTAAAGCTCCGATGAATACAAATCGAATTGATAAGGTCCCAACCAAAATAAGGAAACTAATTAATCAATTATATAAAATAGCCTCCGATCCCAATAAAAAAGACTGCACGAGGCCGTTGGAACCAAAGCATTGGATTTATATTCAATATGCTGACGAAAAGTTTTTTAAGAGTCGTTGGCAGTATTGGCTCGATCAAGAAAATAAAGCCGCACTCAACCGGGATGATTACGAATCCACGTTCTATGGGAGGCTTTATGAACGAGTCCCGGCCTATGCTGGTATTCTCGCAGTCTGTGATAACCCCGAAAAACCGTTAATTACCAACGATCACTTGAAAATCGCTGAAAAATCGTTATTTGCTGAGTTTAATGCCCACAGGAAGCAGGAGGAGACAGGCGTCTTTGATTCTGAACTCGATAAATTAATTAAGAAAATTGAGGAGATTTTTATCGGCGATATGACACCACTTATAAAACATTATAAAAAATCACTATGGGGAGTGGGAGAAAAGGAACTAAAAGATGGGGCGATGGAATGGGTTCCACTGCGTCGGAAGATAAATCGGCGATTGAGGAAGCTATCAGAACGCGAATTAAACGAATTTAACCGGAATAAGTATTCATTGCTGCGAGATGTAAACATCCACCAATTAGGTAAGGACGAAACTTTGGAGTTATATGGGCATGCAAGACTTACATTCAAACGATTATAAATCTTACACGGCGAAAACGTCTCATACAGGGGGCGTACTAGCAACTATTTCTAATGAAATCAATATGTTACAGCAATCTTCTACGCTTATACGCTCCCTGCGACTCCGGGGGTGCGGCCGCCCCTCAAGCAAAAAGCGTGCCAGCCAGAGAGGTCTTTTTTTTTTGGTTTTGCGTATTTCAGTAGAAGTATATATATATATATATAATAACATATTAATATCACTAGGAAAAAGTGCTGATACGCTTTTCTAACACGCTAGCAGTCTCATACGTGGAAGATGAGACACTTCTGTATCACAAGCAAAGAACGTGCCACCGATATTTATAATGATTTCAGTAAGTTACAAAATGCGTAAAATGAGACACTTTTGAGACACTTTTTGCGTGTGTCGATACATAAAAATGTGTGTCGATAAAAAATTTGAATCGAATCTAGTACGCTATCAATAATTGCAATAATATCAATATGTTATGTCAGAAAAAATAAATAGAAAAAAATAATTTCTAATGATATCAACTAGTTATAGTAAAAAGGATAAAATCGCTTATTTTACGGCCTTTTTGAAGTAAAATCGTAAATTAACATAAAATAAATAAAACCTATTGAAAAAAGTTTTAAAAACGTCTAATATAGACTTATTCCTATAAAAACGGACGTTTAGGACTGAATTAAAGGAGGAGATGTAATGAAACTATCAAAGCCAATTGGTTTTCCAAAAGACGATGAACCGTCCCTGTCGGATATCGTGGATAAATTGGTTGCAAACACTTACCAAATCTTACAGTGGAAATTTATTTTTGCGACCAATCGGATGTTGGAAGATGAAGATGAAGCAGTAAAGGCGGGTTTACCCCGTGGCTATGTTAATTTTGACCATACCAAATTGGAGCAAATTGTTTCAATGGTCGAGCCTTTACTAAAAGATGCTCAAGCAACCCGGAAAATTGAGGCTCAATCATCAAAGGATATTATCAAATTAATAAGCCAGGGAAAAATTTCTCTCGATGAGGCGATTAAATTAATGTCCCTTATGAAGATAAAACTGGAAGTGGACGAACGGGAAATAAAAAATCAACTGCAGAAAGAAGTAATAAAACTTATGAGGAGTTAGAATTATGGTTAATGCTCGTGCAAAGGGAGCAAGGGGTGAGCGGGAGTTTTGCAAATGGCTGCAGGAAAAACTTGATTTGCCGATCACCCCTGAACGGAATCTCGATCAAGTGAGGAATGGCGGGGCCGATATAGTTTTCCCTCCCTTTATTTTTGAAATTAAACGATGTGAGCTATTAGCTCAACGCAAGTGGTGGCTGCAAGTAAAGAAGGCAAGTCGAAAAATGCCGGGATTAATTCCAGTAGTTTGCTACCGACGGAATAAACTCCCGTGGAAATTTTTGATTCCCAAGGACCCTTATGGCTATGTTGAAATGAAGGAGGAGGATTTCATTCGATGGATGAAAAACGAATATCGAAAAAACGATCATAAACACGTCAAATTTTGACATTGCGACAATATGAATGTAATTGTATATGTTTATTGTAAACATCGATAAAATACGTGTATACGCTCGATATATGCGATATTATGATTGAATGAAATGTCAAAATGTGTTGATCGAATTATTGTAAATATTTTATTGACATTTTATATTAATTATTGTAGAATTGTGTTTATGAATAAAAATATATTTACCGGAGATAAGGCTACCAGAAGGGGTTTTCGTAACCTACGATTTTACGATTTTTTACGATATACTGGCATTTTTAATAAGACCGGGGCTTAAATGGGAACCGAATATAAAAAAAATTACGACGACCGGGCATACAAAATCTTGACCAAGCCTCTGGCTTCAGAGTTGGACTTATGTCTTGAGTTCAATATTTCCGAGGAAACGTTGGAAAAATGGAAATCAGAAAGCCCCAGTTTTCTTTGGTCGATTCAAAAAGGCTTGTTACAAGGCGAACAAAAACTACGAAAAATCATATTTAGCTTGGCCTTTTGTCCGCCCAAGGACTCGAATACGAAACTCCTTACATTATTGGCCAGTAACGTATACGGCATAAACGAGGAGCATGTAACTACGATTAGGGACCAGACCTCAGTGGAAAACCCTGAGGAAATTATGAAAGTACGTGGGATTCCCATTCCTGATATTGAGGTTCCTGATGTTAGCATATGAGGATATTGATATACTCGAGAGTTGGTGGGTTAAAAAAGCCCGAGTAAATTTTTGGGCATATCGCCAATTTATGAGAGCCAGTAATTTTAAAATTGGTTGGTTCATTAAGGATTTATCGGCTGCTTTACAACAGTTTTACGTGGATTACTTATCACAAAAACGTCCTATTCTAATCATTACTTGTCCTCCACAGCATGGGAAATCATGGAGCATCGAGGATATCATTTCATGGATCGCTGGACAAAATCCAAATTTAAAACAGGTTTATGCGTCATTTTCTGAAAACCTGGGGGTTCGTTGTAATGCTGGTATTCAAAGGACGATCATAGGCGAAAAATATCAACAGATTTTTCCCGATACGATGATTAATAGTAAAAACGTTGTAACTCTTTCTAATACTTACAAGAAAAATTCAACTCTGATTGAATTTATCAACAAAACTGGCTCTTTTCGTAATACTACGGTTAATGGACCGATCACGGGGGAAGGACTTGATATCGGTTATATTGACGACCCAATAAAAGGCCGCAAGGAGGCTGAATCAAAACTGATTCGTGATGGAGTTTGGAATTGGTTTTGTGATGACTTTGGTACTCGTTTTGCTGATGACGCCGGTTTTATCGTTACCGCCACTCGTTGGCATATTGATGACTTGGTTGGTAGGTTGATTAAAAAATATGGCATGGATCGTATTACACTTTTTAAATTCCAAGCGATTGCTGAACAAGACGAGGAATATCGAAAACAAGGAGAACCGTTATTCCCTGAATTAAAATCGTTGAGTTTTTTAACCGAAAAGAAAAAGGTCCTGCTGTCTGCATCGTGGGAATCGCTATATCAACAGAACCCAGTTAAAGCAAGTGGAAACATGATTCATCGGGAATGGTGGCAATGGTGGGAAGCTTTACCGCTTTTCGATTATACTTATATTGTTGCGGACACAGCGCAGAAAAAGGGAAATCAAAACGATTATACTGACTTCCAATTTTGGGGTCATGGTCACGATGGGAACATCTATTTAATCGACCATGTTCATAAAAAATTCACAGTTCCCGAGGTTGAACGGGAAGCCGAGATTTTTTATTTGAAACACGCTGAACCTTTTAACGGCGGAGTTTTTCGTGGCATGTGCATTGAAGATAAAAGCTCAGGAATCGGGTTAGTTCAACGATTTGAAGAAAAAAATTACAAAGTAAATGGGATTCCACGAACGACGGATAAAGTAACAAGGGCTTATGATGCCGGCCCTGAAATTAAAGCGGGGAAGGTTTTTCTCAACGTGCAAGTCCCGGATGTGCATGTAATTACAGACGAAGCAATGACCTTCCCGAACGGGTCATTCGATGATGCTTTTGACTGCACAATGAGTGCAATCGAGGTGGCATATATTTACCCTGAAATTTTAAACAATGAAATTTTCGTTGGTTGAAAGGATATTATGGAACTACAGGTGGATAAGGAAATTTTTAGAAAAACCCTCGAGGATCGAGCAGGAACTGAAATTGAGTGCCTTCGAATCGCAGGGGAAGGCGACATCATTATTTGCGATTCTGAGGAAGTTCCACCTGATGATTGCTATTTAATTTTGATGGTCGGTTCAAACAAACTAAAAACCCAAGGGATACATATTCCTGCTTTGCCCACTGGCGATACTGTACGAGTAACCCGTGTGGAGATTTCCACAACAATCAATTTTATTTAAGGTCGGCATAATGAACCCACTCACATTTTTTTATAATTTAGTTAAGGAAAAACGTAATTATGCGGTTGCGGAGAGCTACCATTATAAAACTCCATCGCCCATTTTTTCCACTTGGTCCTTAAAATCCGCAGTCAAGGAAGGGTACAAGAAAAATCCGTGGGTTTACCGATCGGTATTTTTGAAGGCTAAAGCAGGGGCTTCAGTAAATTGGTATGTTGCGGATTCGGACGGAAAGAAAATTGACGGTCACCCGTTGACAATGCTTTTTGAGCGACCGAATCCGTTTATTTCTCGTCAAGACTTATTTGAATTGATCATCGCCTGGCTCGAATTAACAGGTAATTCGTATATGAAAAAAGTTTTGGTAGGTGGACAAGTAAAGGAACTTTGGCCGATATCGCCAGATCGCTTAAAACCCGTTCCTACGAAAAATGTAATAAAATGGATGGAGGGATATTCATTAGATCAAAGCAGGAAAGTTACATTCCAGCCCGAGGAAATTATCCACAATAAATATTTTAATCCTGCTAATCCGCTTTTAGGAATTTCACCGTTGGAAGCAGTTGCAAAATCAGTTGATATCGATAACGCACAGAAAGACTTCAATCTGGCGTCAACGCAAAATCGAGGCGTCATTGATGGGGTTTTTTCATTTGAACGGAACTTTGCAAGTCAGGATGAAGCTGATGCCGTGTCCGATCGATTGAATGAGAAATACCGAGGGAAGCGAACATTCGGCGTACTGGGTTCTAATGCTAAATACATCAGAACGGCGTTGACACCCGTGGAAATGGACTTTTTAAATTCAGGTCGTAAGAGCATGGAGGAAATTTTTGTCGCCTTCGGTGTTCCTCCTGTTTATGCCGGAATTATGCAAGCAGCAACTCTGAATAATTATAAAACAAGTGAACTTGTTTTTTGGTTTGGTACGATGTTATTTCTTCTCGATGATTTGAAGGACACGTTTAATTTTTCGTTAAGCGATCAATTAAAACCTGGGGAACAACTTGTTTACGATTTATCCGGGGTTCCAGCGATTCGTGAAGCGATGCTATCAAAAACGAAGGTTGCGAAAAATCTCTACGATATGGGAGTTCCATTTAAGCAGCTGAATAAAATTTTTAAACTCGGCTTTCAGGAGTTTGAAGGATGGGAACAAAGCAATCCACTGAATCAAAAATCCATGGAGCAGGAATCGCAATCAGAACGTTCCACGTCGAAAAGGCGTTATACGCTGGTTGAAAAACGAGCCAGTAATTACAATAAGTTGCTTAAGAAACAGGAAAAATTGAATCAAAAAGTCATTCACGATTTGCTCCAAACCCAACAGGAGAGCATTTTTGATTTCTTTGATGAGAAAGGAATTGTAACACAAGGCATTGACGAGAAAATTGCCGAATCAGCCTCACTGTGGAAGGATGCTTTAGAAAAAATATATATTGAGACATCGCTATTTTTTGGTGCGGATATGGTGATTGAAAAAAGATCCATCGAGGATGACTTGGCAAAGGAAATTGAGAATTATTTATATCAGGAGGATGTCGTTCTAACTGAAATTTCCTTGATCGATGAAACTACCGCAACTAAAATAGTTGATATCGCCAAGGAAGCACTCGGCACAGGTGCGACAATGAATGAAGTTCAACAGGCCATCGTGGATTGTGGAATTTTTGACGAAAAAAGAGCTTTGATGCTATCACGAACCATTACTGGAACAGCTTCTAATTTAGGCCAAATTCATGGTGCCACTCTGGCCGGTGCAACAATGAAAACTTGGACCACTGCAGGTTTTGAGGTCAGAGAAAGTCATCAAGCTTTGGAAGGGCAAACAATAAAAATTGACGAGTATTTTATCGTAGGGAGCGAAAAGGCTTTGTTCCCGCTTGATAACCGATTAAGCCCAGGGGAAAGGGTAAATTGTCGATGCACGTTATTTTACTCCGTGGGCGAATAAATTAATTTAAGTAAGGAGTTGATTGTGGATAAAAAACTTGAAGTTCGTTCGTCGGGTGAAATAAGAAGCACAGAGGGAGAAGGTATCTGTGAAGCCTATTTAACCCGATGGGATACTGTTGATTCATGGGATACCACTTTTGAGAAAGGGGCTTTTAAAAAGTCGTTCAAAAAAAGGGGTGCTGAAGGTATTAAATTAATTTGGAATCACGAGGAGCTTGCGGGTAAAGTCCTTGAAGTTTCTGAAGATTCCACCGGTCCGAAGGTTAAAGTGCAATTTAACCTTAATACACGGACCGGTAAAGAGGCTTTTGAGCATGTTAAAGCCGGTGACGTGCAATGTTTTTCATTCGGTTTTACCACGCTTAGGGACAGATGGAAAAACGGGATTCGGTCGATTCAGGAAGTGGATGTCGTTGAGTGTGGACCTGTAGTTTTTCCTGCGAACGAAAAGGCGAAAATTACAGGTATTCGTGCTGAGGATTTTGACGAAACTATTGAGGAAAATGCTCTCCGACGTAAAAGGTACGAACTCATCGATGCGTTGAGTATTACTCTCGATGATATTTATTGGGGCCCTAATAGCGATAAATTGGACAACATTCTTCCTCTGATGGATGTTGCGATTTCAAAATTCCATACCGCATACCTTGATTGGCTGAAGGATTGGTATGATCGCTACGAAAATCGCACAGGTGAACCACCTCGTGAATTAAGAACAAGCGTTCAAAAGGTTTTAAATTCTACTGATTTTGACGACTTGAAAAACCAAACGGGTTTTACCGATGAAGAGGTTAAGCAATTAACTCGCAATCAGCTGCTTTCCTATGAGGGCAGGGCAAAAATGGAAAAAGCCCCGAAGGAACTTCAGGCCGCTTATAAGGAATTGCGACGGGCTAAAGTTGAAGCTCTTTGTGATGAGTTCCGGAACTCGGGATTTTCAAACGTTGAAAAGGAACGATTTTTTAACCTCCTGGACTTTAGGAAAAAGGAAGTTGTCGATGAAACCGGAGCCAAGGAGATTATAAATTTTTTGATTGATTTTAGGAGTAGGCTTTAATTTTAATTAAATAAAGGAGATTTAGAAAATGGCTGATGAATTAACACTGAAAGATTTGCAGGAAGAAATGGGTAAGACTTTTGAGGCGTTCAAGGAGGCCAACGACAAAGCCCTGAAGGAAGCAGAAACCCGTGGGGGTAAGGCTACCGCCGAGACTCAGGAAAAAGTCGATGCCCTGAATGAAACGATTACGGAGCTGAAAAAGTCCATTGAGGAAATTGAGAAACGTGCAGGCCGCACTGGGAACCTGAAAACCCCTGAAGGCGGGGACGATGCCGAAAAGGAGCTGCGAGCTCAGGCATATGAAAAATATATCCGGTATGGCATGGGCGAGAACGCTGCTGTTGATATGTCGCCGGAGGAAAAAAGGGCACTCGCAGGTACCGCCGACGATGACGGCCAGTTTTTGGTTCCCTCTGATTTTGAAACGAATCTCATTATGAAAGCATTTGACCTTGCCGAAGTTCGCCCACTCTGTCAGGTGGGAACTACTTCAAGGGATTCGGTTAAAATGGGCGCACTCGGAAAACCTGTTGTGGCATGGGGAACTCGGGGTCTCGCCGTTGACGAAAAAACTCTGGGCACTGGGGGAATTATCATCCCGGTTAAGAACATTCGAGCTCTTCACCTGGTTTCCAATGATACTCTTGACGATACTGCCGCTGACATTATGGGCGAACTTGCCCAGGCTTTTGAACTCGCAGTTGCTGAAGCCGAGGATGATGCCTTCATTACCGGTGATTCGCCCGATTCACCTCGTGGAATTTTGGTTCACCCCCAGGTCCAGGCGAATAAAACCATGTCCGGTGTTTCTGGCGATATTTCCGATGCAACTCACAATGGTATCGATGCGCTGAAGGCTATACTTTATGCCCTGAAAAAAGTGTATCGTCGTAATGCAACGTGGGCAATGAACTCAACTACTGAAGGTGTTTATCGAGCTCTGAAGGATGGCGATGGTCGGTATCTTTGGGATACCGGGTTGGACAAGGAAGGTGTGCCAACACTGCTTGGCAAAAAAGTCATCAATCCCGAGGGTATGCCCGATATTTCTGCTGGCAATTATCCCGTTCTTTTCGGCGATTTCAAGAGTGGGTATAAAATCCGTGACCGGTCGGGAATCGTGATTAAGCGACTGGTTGAGCGATATGCCGAATACGATCAAACCGGTTTCCTCCTCAAAAAGCGAGTTGGAGGAGGTGTTGCACTTCCTGAAGCATTTAGGTGCCTGAAGATTTCCGCATAAAAATAATGAACGAGCCCCGGATTTTTCGGGGCTAAAACAAAATAAGGAGATAAATGATGAAAAACGATCCAAGTTCAAACTATGATATCGTTGATGTTTTGGATGCTAAATCAAGGACAGCTGGGACGGTTTATACTGCTGCAGTAGACCTTGTAACCGCTGATTGTACCGCCTTCTTGATATCGTGTGGCACGTGGGATACAAGTTTTGAAGCAACCCTTCAGTATTCCGATGACAATTCTGCTTGGACTGATGAACCTGATACCGAAGCAGGAAATACTGTTTCTGCTACTTTGACCGAAGCCGGAAGTGCTTTGATTAAAGTGCCGAATCCCCGAGCAAGGTATTCTCGGTTAAAAGTTGTGCTGGGCGGAACTTGCGTGGCAAGCGTTACTGCTGTTTCTGGGCCTTTGCTTTCAGTTGATGCCCCGGACGCCGCATAATTTTTTAACCCTAATTTTTAACCCTAATTTAACATGCTCGGATAAGGAAATTGCTTAATTTTCTTATCCGAGTTACCCAAAGTGAGGAACATAATGAGCGTTGAACTTGTTAGTTTTTCCGAGTTGAAAAATGTTTTAGGCCTTGAAGGGGATACGATTGATGAATACCCCGCATTGGCAATAATTCGCGAAGGAGTAACATCAGCGATTGAGGAATTTATCGGTCGTGAATTAACACAAAAGGAACGTGAGGAAACTATTTATGTCGGTAAAACTTTTACCTCAATGATTTACCTCAAGGCTTTGCCAGTTCATTCAGTTTCCTCCATTATAATTGATTCATGGGGCGAGGAAATAACACTTTCAGATAGCGATTTCCAGATCGTAAAATATGGTGTTGAATTGTTATCATCAATTAATCGTTCTAAAGTAAAAGTAACTTACACAGGAGGGTTAATTGATGAGGATGTTTCAGCACGATTAAACCGAGCCGCATTACTCCAAACAATATATGAATTTCAAACAAAGGAACACATCGGAGCCACGTCTGTTTACACCGATGGAGGTTCAGTTTCGACACCTGAACTTGGCCTTTTGAAGGAAATACAACGAATGCTAACTAGTGAAATACATCCCTTAAAATGGTGATATTATGATCCAGCTCAATGTGGAAGTGGATTCAAGTGAGGTTGAAACTTACTTATCAAAGCTTCCAAACCAGATGTTTAATCGAACTAAAAGTGCCTTTTTAACGGCTTTGACTAATGCTGATAGGAAAACCAAACAAAATGCGACAAACCGCTTAAAAGTAAGGACAGGGAATTTAAAACGATCAATTAAATTTTTACTCGCAGGAAATGAAATAAAAACATTAAAAGGATCATTATTTACCGTTGGTCGCCTTGGAGGTCAATCAATAGTTTATGCACCGATTCACGAATACGGAGGGACGATACGAGCGAAAAATGCTTATAAAAAAGTCCCAGGTGGACCTTATTTAAACATCCCCACGCAAGAAAATAAAACACCTGCTGGGGTTCAAAGGATGACTGCGAGAATGGTATTTTCGCAAGGTGGGTACATCGCAGGTAAAGGCGTTTATTTAAATGGTAAACGAATGTTTTCACTGGTTAAAAAAGTAAAAATACCAGCACGTCTCGGGATGCACGATGCAGCAAAGGGTGAAATCAAAACCCTACTTAACGAATTACAAAATTTGGTTGAGGAATAAAAATGTCAACACCTTTAGTTACAGTTTTCCTTGATGAAATTGAAGCCAGATTAAAAAATATTACGACTGATAATGGTTATTTTTTCACAGTGAAGAAAGTTAGTCGGGCTCGATTAAAACCGTTCAGTGGTCACGATTTACCGGCAGTGAATTTTTGGCCCGTAAATGTAGAAAGTAGTCAAAGTGAATACGGTATGGACAACAGAAACCTAAATATCGTAGTTGAAATACATACGAAAACACACGATGAGCCTTTTACTGATACTGTTGATAAATTAGTTTCGGATGTCGTAATTGCGCTTGATCGTAATACTTCATCTCCTGCTACTACTGACCCGGCAGATTCAGACTTAGGTGGATTAATCGAAAATTTTATATTTACTGGATATGACTATCAAATTGGCGAAGGTCAAAAGCCATATTGTGCTGGAATCATTAATTTTTCCGCACAGTTCATAACTGAAAGCAACCAGATGCTTTAATACAAAAAAAGGAGAATAGGAATGGCTACAAGTAAAAAAGGTAAAATGTTGTTTGAAAGTGGGCAAACGTTTTCAGATTTTGCTGTGATGGAAGATTCAGGTGACCACAAGGTTTTCACCTTGACCGGTGCTACCGTTTTTTCAGGACGTTCAGGATATGAGGTTCAGGTTCGACCTAATGGAATTGTAACAGGTCGAAACATCCTGGCTCCACATGCCGATGACGATAAGTTGACCGTTTCAGCCTTCAGTGCTTTTTCAAAAGGCGTTTTACGAGAAGTCGCAGCGACGACGATAACGGTTACTCGACCAGCTACCGCAGTGGCGAAAATCAACTCAATCACGATGGACGATTCAGGCGCTATTGTCGAGGTTGAAGGAACTGATTCGTCCACTTCTGCCTTTTCGGAGGAACGTGGCGAAGCGGGAGGTCCGCCTGAAATACCCGCTGATTCTGTTGAAATCGGGCAAGTTAGGTTTGCTTCGAATACTTCAGCCCCGATTCAGAATACTGAAATTTTCCAAGTCGTGGGGACACATGCTGAACGATTTGACCACCCCACGTGGAAGACGAAAAACTTAGGCTCAGGTGACAGTGCCGATTCGTCGGCGGAGAAAAACGCTCATGTCGTCTTTGATGACGTGATTGGTAGTCCCATCCACACAGGTGGAACTTATAAACGAATTTATCTCGCTTATTATTCGCCGATTTTCGCTGAAATTTCAAAAGCCTTTGATTTTGTCCCAGCTGAAAATTCACATTCCCTATCGTCAACCCAGTATTACAACGGCACCGTGGGATCAGTTTCATCCTCCCTTGGACAGGCGGGTGTCACTGTGCTGATGAATGACAATATCACGGACACTTTGGTTGGACTCAAGGATGAGATTTTGACGTTTAAATTTTATCCCGATCGGAACAAAGCGCCGTATATTTTAACGCAAGGAATTATGGGCATGAGTCGAACTTTCCCCGTTGACAGCCAGAATCAGGCTACGTTGACGATTTCCGCCGAGGATCCAAGTGCCGACTTCGCAAGCTAAAAATTCGCCCCGTTTCATTTGAAGCGGGGCTTAATTTAAAGGGATATGCAAATGAGTTTTGATATAAATAAGTTTGAAACAACCACTTTTAAGGAAAGGACTTTTGATGTTAAAGTTCCGGAATTAAAAGACTTTTATGCCGAGGATGAAAAGGCTATTTGGCAAGTTCGGGGCCTGACAGGCGAAGAGTTAGCCATTGTCAATGAAGCGATTTCCACGAATCAAAATTTATCTGCTTTAGTATCGGCAATTACTTCAAAAGTAACCGAGGAAAAAATCCAGGCGATAAAAGAAGCTATGGGATTACCAAGCGATTCAGTTCCTACTGATATCGTTCGCAGAATTTCAATGTTGGTTCAGGGTTCAACTAATCCCGAGTGTTCTCAGGAACTCGCCGTAAAAATCGCAAGGGTACATCCGACTATATTCTTCAAAATCACCAATAAAATTATTGAGTTAACAGGAATCGGTCAGTTGGGGGAATAGATGCCTTGTGGGAAGACGAAAATATTAAGTTTACGATGAATTTAGCAGACAAATGGGGAAAACCTTTATTTGAGTTGCTACCAGATAAATTTCCGCAAGGCCGCTTAACCGACGTTGAACTTGAGCTATGGGCACGTTTTTATAACGAAAAAAGAAACCGAGTTAAATAACCTAAGGTATTGAATAAATGGCTGATATTGCTAAAACTATTGAAATTATTTTTTCGGGAAAGGACGATGGTTTATCAAAAATCCTGAAGGATACTGGGACAGGGGTTACTGATTTTAGCAATAGTGTAAATGATATTACTCAACCCTTGGCAGACGTGGGAAAAAATATCCTTGCTTTGGAAGGAGCCTTTGCGGCATTAGCGGGTGGCGCAATCGGTCTCGCTGTTACGAAAACCGGCGAATTTAAAGCTGGTGTTAATGAAATTAATACCTTATTAAATTTAGCTCCTAATCAATTAGGCGATTACTCTGCCGAGATTTTAAATTATGCTAAAGATTCAACTCAATCAATCGAGCAAATCAATTTAGCATTGTATAATGCAGCATCACTAGGTGTGGATTATGCAAATAGCCTTGACGTTTTATCAACGGCTGAAAAGCTGGCGGTTGGAGGGAAGGCGGAATTAAATAGTGCACTTGAAGTTTTGATTGGTACGATGAACGCTTACGGTGCACCAGTTGAACAAGCCACGAGTTATTCCGATGCCTTTTTTACGATTATTCGGGATGGTAAAACTACTCTTCCTGAGTTATCGACTTCCATTGCTGATGTAACGGGACTTGCTGCAAGTTCAGGAATCAGTTTTGAAACGCTTGGTGCTGCAATCGCTGCGATGACGGCAGCAGGTGCCCCTACATCGCAAGCGATTACTAAAATAAAGGCTGCGATTGCTGCTTTGGTCGCACCAACTGATAGTGCACGTAAGGCTGCTAGCGAATTAGGAATTGATTTATCGCAAGCAGCACTCGACTCAAAAGGCTTTCCTGCTGTGCTACAAGAGATCTACGAAAAAACCGGCGGGAACACTCAGGAGATGCAAAAACTCATTCCATCGATTGAGGGCCTGCAAGGTGCATTAATCTTAGGAGCTGACAAGGCCGGGATTTTTCAAAAAGCACTTGACGATATGGCTCATAAAACTGGAGCTACTGAGTCTGCTTTTGACCAGATGAAAAATAACCTCACCCTGGTCTGGCAAAGCATGACTAACTCTTTTGATACAATGATGATAAGTTTTGGGAGTAGTTTAGAAGATAGCTCAAAAAGCCTGATTGATGCGTTCGGAGGTCTTTGGGACTCAATATCGCAGGGTGTGGATAAAGGTACGTTTGACCCAATTATTGATTTAGTCGATAATTTTATTGTAGATTTGACTGATGGACTTAATGAACTTTCAACCAATTTGCCTGATGCGTTGGAAGGTGTTGATTTTACTGGTTTTATTGATTCAATTACCAATCTGAAAAACAGTATACTTGATTTATTCGGTATTAATTTATCGGATTCGGCAAGCCTCACTGACACGATACAGGCGATAATTGACAGTTTAACAACACTGACTAATTTTTCCAGTACCATCATTGGCGTTTTAACCCCGGTAAAAGAAGTTTTAGTTGATGCAGGCGAATGGTTCAACGATTTAAGCGATCCGGTTCAAAATTTTATCGCTAAAATGTTAGGCTTTTCGATGATCGCCGCTCCACTCTCGGCTGCGACGGCAGCCATCGGTGGATTAATAACCGCATTAGGTGGATTAAGTCCGGTTATCGCCTTGCTTACGGGTCCTGCGGGAATCGTTGTCGCTTTAGGTGCTGCGATGTATGCCTTTAACGAGTGGTCAACTGCTCCGTTGAGGGCCGATCACGAGCAGACGATGAAAGCCCTGGACGAACAACAAAAGGCGATTAAAAAATTAACCGATCAACTCGATGGGGTTCCATTAAACAAGACTTCAGAAATTTTCGTATTAATTGAAAAAGGCGATTTGGAGGGAGCCCAGGAATTAATTGACGAATTAACCGCCGAGGAGAAAGAAATTCGCATAAAGGCTTTGGCTGACGATAAAGCCTTTGAGGATTTTAATCGCAATTTGGCAAATCTCCCGCCTGAAATTCAAACGGAAATAACTGCTTTAATTAATCAAGGGAAATTTGATGAAGTCGAACAACTTTTAAACGATATCGGGGAAGGAAAAACCCTCGATATAAAACCCCAAGTAAAAGACGCCGATTTAACTCAAGCTACTGAAATCATTGAATATTGGGTTGAAGGGGTAAAGCATACGATTGAAGTGCCAGTCGAAACTAAAGGTGTTGACGATGCTAAGAAAAAAATTGAGGAAATTCCCACGGAGAAGCAAATTGAAATTCAGCTCCAAGGGGAAATCGATAAAGAAATTGCTGCGATTCAGGCTAAGGCTGAAGTCGTGCAATCAGCCTTTGAATGGGAAGCAAAGGTCGATATCGCAGAAGTTGAAGCCCAGGCAAAAATAATTGAGGACGCTTACGATTCGATCAATACCTCGATTACTTCCACTGCTGATTTAATGGGCCAGGCGTTAAGTGCCATTGATTCTGATGATTTTTCGGCCAAATGGGCTGCACAGGATATTCTGCGAGACGAGGCGAAACTGCGAGAAAAAAGTTTTGAACTCCAAGAAAAGTTGACGAATGAACAAATAAAATATATGGCTGCGAAAACTGAAGCACTTGAGAACGGTGAAAGTGTGATAACAATCGACTCAAATGGACTTGAACCCGCACTCGAGATGGTCATGTGGGAAATTATTAAAAAGGTCCAAGTTCGTGCTACGGCAGAAGCCAGCGAATTTTTATTAGGGATATAAGGCTATGATATCATTATCAAAAACTGAATTGAGTACAGAGGGGAATGTTATCATTAACGAAACTGAAAAGACGGTGATTAATAAAAACACAGCCCGAGTAGTCTTGGTTCCCACGCTTGATGGCGGATCAGTAACAATTCATTCGGGCGTGTCAGAATCTGATAGGAATGTTACGATTTATTCTGATATTTCCCGAGAGCAGGAAAAAATAATTTGGAATTTTTTTAACTCGGGCGCTTATTTAACCATGGTATGTAAAGAGGGCGTATTTTTTACCTCCATAAAATCGCTAAAAACTGATAACGGTAAATTGGAAATGAAAATATTAATTTTAGACAAGGAGAATTAAAAAATGGCTATTACTGCAACTTTATCCAATCATTTTAAGTACATGCAGGCTACTAAAAAAATTGATTTTGAAGCTGATACTTTCAAAATCATCCTGCTCGATTCGACGTTTGCGTTCGATCCAGATGCCCATGCCACGCTGGCTAATGTAACTGCTCATCAGTTAGCCACGGGCAACGGGTATACACAAAACGACAAAGCTCTCGCAGGTGTCACTGTTTTGGAGGACGATTCAAACGATCGAGTTTCCGTAACGTGGACGAACGCCACGTGGACGGCATCAGGTGGATCGATTGGCCCTACTGGAGCTGCGATCATTTATGACGATTCAACTACAGATGACACCGTGGTTGGATGTATTGACTTTGGCACCGATTACACCATAGCCGATGGGTCGAGCCTTCAGTTTCAAAATTTGGCTTTTAACGGTAACTAATTTTTTGGTTTTTATTGATCGCTTGACCGGGGAAGGTCGAGCGATTTATTAAAAACCAAAATATGGAGGAACAAATAAATGGCTATCACATACCCCTTAGCTGTCAGGTCCGTAATTTTTGATTTTGAGGAATATCGTAATGACTCTTATGGACTTAGGCAAATTGATTTTTTAAGGAATGGAGAAGTAATTGATAATATCCCAGGAGTTAATTGTACGGTTTATTGTAATTACGAGGAAACGGGAGAGGAAAAAGAAAATGCTTTCAATACCACATTATCAAAAACTGGGCCAAGTCTCAATAATGGATGGAGGACTTCTCATACTGGAACACTACGTTTAATTTGTGTTTTTAATACACTGACGGAGATTGATAATATTCGTATTGACAATTACCACGACTCGGGGGAAAGAAATGCCGGGGTTAGAGTAGCACATATTAAATGTTCCTCCTCCATTGTAACATCCCTTGTATACGGTGAAACAATAGCTAATTCAGTGACTTTATATGATGGTATTATTTTTAATCATATTGCTGTTGACTCGGCTGATTCGCGAATTATACCTATTGCTGACCAAAAATCAGAAACGAGTTTTAGAACTCTTTATGGCGGCATTGCGAAAATAGAAAATGTACCACATGAGGATATTAAAGTAAGGGCATATTTACGGGAAAATGGGCATTTAATGGGCGAAGGGATTACGAACGAGGAAGGCGAGTTTGCTTTTATAGGTCCAGCAATAGCTGATGAAGTTTTTGTTGTGGCGAGTTCAGAAACTCAAAACAATGTAAACGATCAAGTTTTTAGGACGATGCCTAAAAGGGACTGGTCGCTTACATGGGATATTGAACGAAAAAGTTATACGGGTAAAACCCATAATTGTAGTTCCCAAGAAGGCCATCCAGACGCTTTACTTTTTACACCGGATGGGCATCGATTTTATACTTGTGGTTACGGTTCAGATCGTATTTTTGAATATGATATGACAACCCCTTGGGATGTTAGCACGGCTTCATATAATTCTATTAATTTGTATACATCAGGAGAATCAGCACCCCGGGGATTACGTTTCAATCCTGACGGTACAAAAATGTATGTAACAGGAGCTACGGGGGGCTATGTAAAGGAAATAAATTTGGCAACTGCTTATCATTTGGCAGGGGCTACATATTCCTCAAATAGTTCAATGTATTTAAGGAACGATTGTTCTGCTCCTTGCGATTTATTTTTTTCCCCTGATGGCTTGAATTGTTATATTGTAGGTTATTCATGCAGTTTTACTTATCAATATAAATTAACAACTCCGTGGGATATTACTACTTTATATTACCACCAAAAATTCCCCCATAGCCCATATACGGGAGGGCAGTTTGGTTTATTTTTTAGTCCAGACGGCTTGTCAATGTATGTATCTGGAGGCGGGGTTCACTTATTCAATTTAGAAATTCCATGGGATATAAGCACATGCCGTTTTGCTTGTAGCACCTATAATTTCATTGACAATTCCATTTTTGGAATCTGGATTGAAACAGTAGAGGGCACGGACTATTTATATTGTATGGGCGAAACTTTAAATTCCATCCATCAATATGAAATTTCACTTTAAGGGAGACAAAAGTGTATACTCCACCATCGTCCGATGAAATAATTTTTAATCTCCGTACTGGATATACTCCTCCAACAACGGATGCGCTTATATTCAACTTGGGAGTTGGTGAAAATTATCTTGTAGTTTTTGATTGTT